GTACCTGCAGCCATTTCAGGAGGCATAGAGGAAGGCGTCGGGGGTGGCCCTGCTAATCCGGGCATTTGTTGTGGTGCAGCAAATTGCCCTTGACCCGGAGGTGGAGCCATCTGAGCTTGTTCAGCTTTCATTTCTGCATCGGCTTTAAGGATTGCTTGGACAAGATCAGGTTCTTTGCGTCGATATTTTTCGATTCGTGCAAGATGAGTTACGGGGATTTGTCCCTGTGCCGCTTGATTAGCAAGACCTTGAAGTAAAGCTTCTTCGATTGTTTCTTCTTCAACTCGCGCTGACTCTGCATCAGGATCGTCAATGTATGGGTGACGCGAACGCAAAGTGTGGAGGCTAATTGCTTTCATGCCAAGCAATTGACCAAGTTGGATAGTTGTGCCTTGAACGTCTGAACCGGGGATTGTGTAAGCAACAACGTTGTCTGTAGTTTCAATATGGACTGATGGAGTAAATTCAACTGTCCCTTTATCTCCGGGCCAGCCAGAAAACATAGAGTATTTTTTCTCAGGCCAATAAGTTTTATACTGTTCAAAGATAACAGTGTTGACATGTTCTAAAGCGACTTCCATTACTTCTTGCATTTCTTGTACGCGCGGGTCAACGGCAGTTCCCATCATGGAATCCATGCCTCGTCCTGTACGTAATGACCCGTAAGTTTCTCCACCGGCTTGTGGTACTAAACCTGTACCAATACGAACATTACGTTCAAGTCGGTCAATCATTTGTTGGGTATAGGGATCAGGGTTACCGGCTAATTCACCAATGTTCTTAGCATCAAGAACAATGTTCATCTCACCGGTACGACCGTCTTTCCATTGACCACCAACCAACTGAGGAGTTTTGATTGAATCTCCAATAATGAAACGGTCACGGAAAATAGCTTTTTCTCCAGCGGCAATAGCAAGTGCTTGAAGTTGTGCCATCAGATCGACTTGACCAGTGAGGTTAGCAATTTGAGAAATGATTTTGTCTAACGTGACACGTGCTGGAGTATAAACAGGGCAGATGCCGGTAGGATTAGGCCACCGTTTAAGTTCCATACTATGAACAATGGTGCCAGTTGAACCAAGTGTACGTTGCTCCCAATTGCGAGGCCCAAGAATTCCGATGACAGTCACTTCATCATCTACCCATTCAACTACATCCCACATTTCGGTTCCGGTATGAGAAATCTCTTTAATCCAACCTTGGGTTTCTGGATAATGTTCCCGCAACCAAATCGAAGATTTAGGATAAATGAACGCGCAATTCTTAGGTGGCGTAAGATCTTCCGGAGCTTTAGGTTCAGGATAAGAAGTTAAAGGATCACGTAATTCCAAACGCGGGTATCCAGTTTGAAAGTCAGGTACCACGATAAAAGAAGCAGTGGAATAACCAGCAAGATGTCGCATTGCACGGCGAAGATGCAATTTGGTTTTAGAATGATGATGAGTAGCCCCAAGAATTTTGCGACGAATAGCACCAAATTCACGGGAACGAACACCAACTTCTTTAGTCGAATCAATAGCAGGCGAATTCATATATGGCATCACACTCGCTGCGCGCATACCTAAAAAGTCAATTGCTTCTGCAATAAGTGCTGGAGTAGTTGGCGGCAAAACGTCAGAGTCTGTCTCTGACACATAAGGAAGAACCCAATCGGCATTGTAGCGCCGACGTACCTCAATCATTTTGCCAAGCAAAGCGCCATTGTTCATCTGCCGATTGCGGCAAATCATGACAATTTGATCCCATGTAATCATGAATACACTCCAATCGGAACAATTAATCCCGTATGCGTTGGGCGATACGGCATACCTGCAAAAGCAAATTGATCAGGACTAAAATGTTCTGACCCTCTTCGTTCCCTCCAAAGAATCCATCCAAACCATAATGCCATTAATCTGTCTTGACGTAAACGGGCGCCTTTAATATGAGGACGCCAACGTTTAAGTTGATTAATTGTTTCATCCATTAGATGACGAGTATAAACATCATCTGCATATGGAATTTCAATTAACCCCAACCGGCAATCTCTTGCCATAGAAGCAATACCAATTTCTTCGTCATACTTATTATCACCCGTTAAATGGGATCTAATAGCAAAACCAAAACGATCTTGCATTGCTAATAACTGTCGATCAGACGAAAGTCCTTTCTGAAAAGCATTGGCTTCGATAACAACATCTGTTACTGAAATACCATCGCCTACAAGCCGGAGAATCATTTCTTCAACCCGAGCAAACACCTGCTCATACGAAGTTAACTTTTGATCCTCATAAAGATCTACTAATTTAAGTTTACCATCATGAAAGCAAAGACCTTCAACAACATTAAAACCACCAAGAGCAGGATCAAGAGTAACAACACCTACACCACCCGGAGCGCGATCTTTAATCTGTCGCACAGGATTACACATCATTGCCACATGTTCATCAGTAAATGTGCGATCGCCAGCAACCAAAGGATTCTGCATATAGTTACGCGCCCAAGCTGCCTCACCTACTTTCATGCGAGTACGATCCAGCATATCCATTGTGTAACCTGCACCAGTATCATCATCGTAAGGCCACAATGGTTCATGGTTACCAGAGAGTTCATTAAACACCACCGCGGGTAGTTTAATAACCCTCATAACATCTACACCAAAGTTATCTATTAGCACTTCATAAAAATCTTGCTCGCCTACACGTGTTCCATTAATGGTAGTGCGACCACGTTCGCCCGGTCGTGACAACCAATCCTGCCGAAACACTTGAACAATTTTATTGGTTTGATTGTAATTCTTAAGAGACGTTACGTCGTCAACGTGGAGATGGTCTGTACGTGTACCAGCAATAGCGCTGCCAATGCCAAGGCCAACCATAGAATAATCACGTTCGTCAAATGAACCTTTTTTGTACACAGAGAAATAATCTGCTTGCCAAGCTTGTGCAACCTTTTGTGCAGGCTGTGGTTCAAACGGACCCCACTTAGTAACGTACTCACGATACGGACCTCCCTGAGACATACGCGATTTAACACGTGCAAGAATTTTACGAGACATTGGTTGTCCTTCAGAAGCAACCGTAAAACGAAATGAAGGATCAATCGCTAATTTGTAAGAAGCATAATCTTCAAACAACGTAGTTTTACCATGTTCCGGAGGCCACAAAATCATTGTGATATTACCCGGAGGGGTATGTTCATAAGCATGAATGGCTTTGATATGAAACCACGGCGAGTTCATCCCAAAATATTTTTTGCGAAACGCAGCAAAACCTTCCGACCACCCATCGGCAGCCGGAAGGTTTTCTGTATCTAACCGAAGCTCATCTACACGGTGAGCAAAATCTGGATATCGTTCACGCCAACGAGAATAAGTATTACGTGCAACACCAGCAGCAGCACACGCAACATCAATGCTGCGTTCTGCTTCAAACGATTCCATAAACGCTTGCCGACGTTTAATAGAAGACTTGCTTCTTGTCTCGTTTTGTTTAGCAAAAACTATAGGATCAGCCATGTAAGCACAAATGCTAACACGGAGTTAGTCATCCAGACGCCCTAAGCGAACCTTCAAAAGTTCCTGAAACTTTTTCATAGTAAATACCTTTTGGCGCACGAACACCACCAGTTTCTTCGTTGACATTATAAAAGATATTCACAGATTCGCCAGCAGGAACAGAAACGGTTTCAAGCAAAACACCACTAGCCGTAGCCGTGTTATTATCCCAAACCCTAATTACACCTACAACAACATCAGTATTGCGTACAGTTAAACCATAATAAGTAGCAGGCGTATCTTGAACAAGTAATGAACCTGCACTAATATTAAAAGATTTAACTGGAGAGCGGCTAGCCATAAAACTCCTTATTAGATAAAAAACATTCCGGCATGGTTCATATTCACTTCATTAGGACGACTGATTTGCTGAACACCACGAACAACAGGCACAGCATCAGTATCAACAAACAAACGAAGCGTAACCCCATTGGTCCTATTGCCAATAACAAGACCTAAAACAACATCACCAGCAACAAGAGTGCCAGTAGGAATGTGAAGATCAGCAATCCGATTAATAGTTGCACGGTCTAAAACAAAAGAAACAAAATCACCAAATTTTACCTGATTTTCCGGCGCAACCACAACAACTTCAACCGGAACAACTTCCTCAATAGGTACATCAACCAAACTAGCAGCGGCGCGTAAAGCCGCCATTTCCACATCAGAAGCTTCAGTTAATACCGGCTCTTCTAAAATAACACCAGCCGGAGGTTGCGCTTCAATAGGCTCCTCAACCTCAACATCTTTTTTAGGGGCCATCAATAACCACCCATCGGCGAAGAAGGCATACCCATGCCGCCACCCATGCCACCCATACCGCCACCCATCGGAGGCATCGGAGGACGCATTGAAGGACGAGGCATAGGCTTCTTAACCGCAGCCTTCTTAACAGCTTTCTTAGAAACAGCTTTCTTAACAGGTTTCTTAACCATTTTTTTCGCAGGTTTCTTAGCAGCCATCAGTACATACCCTTCTGCGACTTGGGATGCTTTGTTGCAGTTTGCATCCCACTACCACTAACACGACCGCCACCAGACGGTTTAGAATTAATATTTGTTGCACACGGATAACCAGCATTAATGCCTTTACCAGCAACAAACGAAGCAGAACGAGAAGGCGCACCTTTAGCAAAAAAATCTGTAGTATCCGGAACTTCACTCATGACCAGCCTTTCATAGCATCAGAAACCTTGCCAGTACGACCAGCCTTACCCGCTTTAGGATGAGGATTCTCCGCATACACAAGAGCAGGCCCAACACGCCCACCACCAGTAGGTTTCGAATTAACATTCAAAGGCGAAGTAGACGGCCCCGGATTAATACCCTTACCAGAATAATTTTTCATATACACACAATACCACACAACACACAAAAAACCTACACACCAAAAGAAGGAGCCTGCCCCCACACACATAGAGGCAGGCTCAACTTCCAACACGCACACACAAGCGCAAACAAAGCATACCACAATGAGCCAAGAACATGGTACCATTAAGAGACACACATAGAAGCACCTCACCGGAGAGAGGCATACGTCCGGCATTGGCTAGCAACCAATGGTTCGCCCGTCAGAGGGGCTTCCATCATCACGCCCAGCTAAGTGGTGAATGTGTGAACCTACTACAACAGGTCGGGAGGACCCGGGGGGGATCTGTTAAAGACACACACCCACAACCCCAACACACCAACAACAACCACCTGTTGTCACCGCACACCCAAACAAGCAATCTCACTATAAACAGACCCCCTAGTACTGTCACATCACCCCCTCAACCCGCACGGTTTACGCCCAAAAAACAAAAAACAACCCTCCAACCACACCAAACCACACACAACGATTAACGTTTGTTGCGGTTGTGATGGGTGTTTGTTGTGTTGGGGGAGGTGGTGGTGGCAGGCTTCTGTTGTGGGTAACGGTTGGTGGTGTTGCAGCGCCCATCACGGAGCCGAGGGCCAGGGCAAACCAAGTTCGCCAACAAGTTGACTGAACTTGTTTACATGGCCTTCGTTCCGCGCTGTTCGCTTCCACGCTTCGATTCTGCGTCCTGCCGACTACCTTTCGGGACTCAGCGTGAAGGCTGGCGGATGAGAATCCGGCTTCCCTTGTGGGCGAACGATGGTCCCGAAACGGCAGGAACGTTCGCCACCCGCTGGGTGTCGAACTCGCTGTGACCTTCGGACTGCGTTTGTCTGGGCGGTGTGCATTGGGGGTCCGAAGGCCACGGTCTAGCTTAGAGATCCCTGCGCTTATCCGCCGCTAGGGCAGAGGATTCTGATTTCGGCGGCGAGGCGCTACGTTTTTGGTTTCGGTTGGGCGTGTTGGGCTCAGGCGCACACCACCGAAATAACAATCCTCGTACCTGCTCGTGGAGAGAGTCCGACTATTTCCACAGCCCGTCGCAGGCTCCGGTGTGGAAATGCCGCCCTCCTTACCTACTCGCGACCCTAGACGGCGCGCACAGGAATCTCATCTTGGGTGGGGTAGTTCAGGTCGTAGCCGAGAGAGTCGGTTAAAGGCTTAACTGCAAACTACTAGAGGCGGATACCGCCGCATACATACAGGAGTAGGTTATGAGCGCATTGTTGGAGGCTGGAAGCACCGAGGCAGGTAAGAAGGTGTGTAACACGTTTTTTCGGGAGATGTCGTTGGATGTTTCGGGTTTGCAGATGGTTGCAGGAACCGGACCGCGCAGTTTGGTGTTGGAGGATCGGTACACCCGTTGGGCGGCGAGCGAGGCGGTCCGGTTGGAGGTGCGGCGTCTGAAGATGCGGTACGCAGATCGGTTGGTCGTGGTTTCGGGCGGTGCCGAGGGTTTCGACGAGTTGTGGTTCAAGGTTGCGGCGGATGAGGGTGTGAAGACGGTGTTGTGCCTGCCATCACAGAGTGCGTCGTTCTACGCGTGGGGCCGGAAGGGGTCGTTGCTCGGTCGTGATCGGACGCCTCAGTTGCAGGCGATGTTGGAACGAGCTTCGTTCCTCCCGATCTGGGTCGATCAGATCATCAAGGTTCAGCGTGAGGACGGAGTGTACGCGCTCGGTGGTGATGGGCCGTTCGTGGATTGGGAGCGTGGGACGTCGTTCTGGAAGCGGGAGAAGGGGACGGAACACATCAACATGATTCGGAACCGGTTCATGATTCAGATTGCGGATGGGTTTGAGGTGTTTGCGAGTGACACGCCGGGGACGCAGCATTGTCTCCGAGCGATCAAGCAGGCGAAGGTTCCGTATCGGTTCGTTTGAGTCAATTTCAGGTGCATCCGGGCGTTGTCCGGGTGCATCTGGGGCTTTACTCAAACATATACAGGAGGCAGGAAGATGCACCTTGCAACAGCAGGTCAAGCGCGTGTTTGGAACAAGCGGTTCGGTGATGCACCGAGTTCCGCGTTGTATGTTGGTCGGCCGTCGAAGTGGGGTAACCCGTTCCCGGTCACGAAGTGGCGGTCGACGAGCAGGGCGGTTCAGGAGTACGTCGATTGGTTGTTGTTCATGGATGGTGAACCAGAGGAGTTGCGTCAGTCGTTGATGGATGGCGAGCTGTCGGGGCAGGAGTTGGTGTGTTGGTGTGTGGATCGTGGCGGTGTTGGTGTGTGTCATGCGAAGGTGTTGGCGCGGGTTCAGGCGCAGTTTGAGACACCGGGGTGGACGCTGGCGGATGTGCGAGCGTATTGGTTGCACAAGTTGTCAAGAATTGGGTATTGGGCTTGAGTCAATTTCAGGTGCATCTGAACGTCGTTCAGGTGCATCTGGGGCTTTACTCAAACACACACAGGAGAAGACACACATGATGGTTCCGAAGTGGATGGAACGGCAGCAGGCGTGGGCGGAGGCGACGGGTCAGAAGTACGTGGACCTGTTGGACGCGCTTGATGAAGTCACAAGCTGGTGGTTCGACGAGCCGGGTGGTTGGTTCAAGCTCAAGGCAGCTCGTAGCAAGCGTAGTTGAGTGGATTTCGAGGGCATCCGGCGCGAGTCGGGTGCCTTCGGAGGCTAACTCAGCCCAACACATACAAGGAGCAGCACATGTCAGAGGTACAGCAGGGCAGCAACAACCGGCAGGACATCTGGATGTACGGTGATCTGCAGAGTCGTATCAACATCCCGTGTCCGCAGACGGATTTCGGGCAGATGCAGTACAACAAGGCGATCCGTCGCAATCAGGTGGACCGTCAGCTTGGTCTGTCGTACGTGAAGTTGGAGAACGAGATGCAACTGTTCTCGTTGTGGCTTCCGGAGAACCCGGTCGGAAAGCAGTTCATCACGATCATGACGGACGCGACGCAGCGTGTGTTCATCGCAGGGAAGATGGCTCTCACGATCGAATCGGAGTTCGGGATGATCATCCCGCTCATGATGCCGGACCCAGACCGACCAAAGATGACGATGGTCGCGGACGAAGCGTACATGGCAGAGAACCCCGACGCGGTACTGACCGGCAAGCACGATCTGGCTCACTGCAACGCAGAAGCCGTCGAAATCGTCAAGAAGGCGCGTGGCACTCGGGCGAAGGACGGGTGTTACCCGGAACGCCACTGCATCTCGTACTGCTACTGGCCGACGCTTCAGGAGTCCACTGACTTCATGAACGATGTGCGCGCAGCGATGCAGTACTACATCGAGCGTGCCATCTGGGCGGATGATCCCGCAGGTGCCATCATCAACGCCGAGCAGGACGAACACGAAAACATTTGGGCCTAGCGGCAACCGGGTGGGGGTGCGCGCAAATCGCGCGTTCCCCCACCCGCTCGCAGTGGTTCTGCTCGCACCGGCATGGGCCGGTGCGAGCAAAATTAAAAGTTGGTGCCGTGTAGGGAGGAACCGACTCGGTTAGACCCTCCAGACGGTGAGTCGTGTTTCCAGATAGTTAGTGTTGTTTCTATTTGATTGGAGTTTTTGGTATGAATTCTGTTTGGTTGGCTAAGTTTCAGTTTTACACTGGGCAACTGAGTTCTGTGGTTGCACGTGTTCAGGTGTTGCTTGATGAGTTGGAGGAGTTTTGTGAGCAGTGTGGTCCAATGTGTATTTGTGAGGAGGTGGCGTGATGTGGTTTGAGTTGGGGGAGTTGACGTTGGAGTTGGATGTGCCGTGTGTGTTTTTGTTGTGTGTTTCTGTTGTTGCTGTTGTGTATATTCGTTCAATCAAAGGTGGTTGTGATGACAAGTAGTTTTGTGTTTGATTTTTCTAAGTGGAAGCCTCTTGATGTTGCTTCTCTTGATGATCCTGCGTATGATGCTGTGCGTGCGCAGTTTGAATCATTGTTGTGGTTGGTTCCTGCTGAGGTGTTGAGGAACTGGACTGAAGAGTTTGAAGTTGAGATGAAGTGGGCTGCTGGTAAAGCTGATCGTATGTGTCAAGATCATTGGGTTCGTGGTAAAAAGTAGTTGTCGTCTGAGCGACGTTAAATAGGCTTTAGGCTCAGAGCGTCCCCCGTTTGGGGGTGTAGCGTTGGAGGATCATCGACGGATGTGATTCCTGAACGCGGTTGGGGCGTGCCATCATCGTCAACCGTTAGCTTATAAGAGATGGTACTGGATCAGATTGATCGTCTGATTTGGGGGAAGACCGGCAAGTTGATCGCTTGTCGGTCTTTCTTTTTGCCCCTATAGCTCAGTTGGTAGAGCATCGGACTTTTAATCCGCTGGTCGCAGGTTCGATCCCTGCTGGGGGTACTTGTGTGTTGCGTGAAGATCAGTGAGCTAGCCATCTCCTGTTGTGGTGAAGATAAACCTGCGCACGGGTACTGCGTTAACAGTTTTTTCATTGGACTGAAGGTTTTTCGCTCGCTGGTTTTCATGGAGTACATAACAAATAAGAAAGGTTGGTGTTGTTGTGCGTTATATGGGTCCGTATGAGAACATGATTGAGTTACGTAAGAAACATGAAGAGTCTGGTGGATTCTTTTTTAGTGAATCAACTATGAATTATTTTGCTTCAGAGATTTACCGTGATAATAGTTTGCGTGAAGTTGTTTTTTGGGGTAGATATTTTCTTACTTCTGAACAAGATTATGGTGGTGCTTGGAATGGTCAACGTCGTTGGACTATCCGTTTGTGTAAGAACAATGGTGACATTGAAACTTTTGGTTTGTTTGGTGGATATTTAACTTTTGATGATGCTTTTGAAGCTGTTGTTGGGTTGCAAGAAGATCAACATAAGGAGAACATAGAATGAGTTGGGGTTGGTGTGGCCGTTGTGGTGGAGAGTTAATTAGTTGCGAATGTGAAGAACTAATAGATGATGATGATTGTAATTATGATGCAGATGCTGATGATTATGAAGTTGTGAATGATTCACAAGTTGTAATGGAATACAATTCTGACGGTGCTATGAGAATTGTGGTTTTGTGATGGCAAGTATGACTAGCGGAAATCATTTGACTGTGTTTGTTTTAGATTGGCGTGAAGCGCAGTTGCTTGAAACTGTGTTACTTGCTTTTCTTGCGCGTAAACCGGTCAATGATGAAGAGCTTGGGATGCATTGGGCTGTTGATGCTTTGTATAAAGAGTTTTTAGGGTGACAGTTATTTGTAATTCTTGCAATGATCGTGTTGCCCAGTACAAGTTTGTGTATCCGGATGCGACGTTTGATATTTGTGATAGCTGTTTACCTATTCATGGGTATGAACGTCAAATGATTAATTTAGGAGTTGGTGGTAATGTTAAGATACAGAGTGCAAGACAGCGATGATCCGAATGTGTGTTTGATTGAAATGCCTTATGACTTGTTAGATGCTGTTTATTCTGCTTTGTCTGATGTGATGATGAAACGTATTGTTGACTTTCGTAAGTATGGTGATAAGCAACAGTCGTTAGATTATTTTGATTTGCATATTAGGATGACTGAGTTGATTCGTGAATGGGAAACTAATACACGTAATCAACCGTTTTAATTGTCCCTTGGCGTTGGGGTTCAGCGTCTTTTAAACATATAGGAGGTAGCTATGGCTGCTATTAATTCATGCACGCTAGTAGGTAATGTTACGCGTGATCCGGAGCTTCGGTTTACTCAAGCTGGATTGGCTGTTGCTAATTTCAGTATTGCTGTAAATCGTCGTTGGCAAAATCAGTTGACAAAAGAATGGGACGAGAAAGTTTCGTTCTTTGATGTGACATGTTGGCAGCAGTTAGCTGAAAATGTTGCTGAGTCTTTGACACGTGGTATGCGTGTTGTTGTTGCTGGTCGTCTTGAGCAGCGTTCGTGGGAGACTGACACTGGCGATAAGCGCAATAAGATTGAGATTGTTGCTGATCTTGTTGCGCCTTCATTGGAGTGGGCAACTGTTGTTGTAACAAAAAATGAGAAGCGCGATGGTGGCGTCGAAGATAAGAATTACAACTCATATACAAGTGCCGATGAGCGGCCTTTCTGAAAGTGATGGTGCATACAATGGATGAACGTCAGACTGAGTGGATTCGTTCCGCTAATGAAATGATTGACTGGTTTGCGGATAACCCGGAGATGATTCCTGTTTCGAATATTCGTATTCATCGTTGGTATTGGGACTGGGATTTTCGTGCAAAGACTGACGAGCAAGGCGATCTGACTTCTGACCGTGTTGAGCGTTTGCTTGCGACTATGCGTGAGGACGCTGCAACTTTGCGTGCTAACACACCTATTGGTTCTGTTGAGAAAATTGATAGTGACTTTACGTATGGTGTGTCACGCAAGTTTGGTGTGCATGAGTTTTCTTTGGCTACTGCTGCTAGTGCTACTTGCACGATGGTGGAGACTGAGGAAGTCAAGGAAGTTGTGTCGTATGACATTCCTGATGAGGTTCGTGAGCAGTACAAGGTTGTGATTAATGAGCCGGTCATGAAGAAGGTTTGTCCGCCGATTACTAATAGGGAGTTGTGATGGAAATTACTTCAGAAATTACGTTTGAGTTTGATGAACGTATTTTTGGTCGTGCTGTTGCTAATCAATTGGATTTGTCCGAGCTTGCCGGTGAGATCGATATGGATGATCTTGCCGACAACATTAGTCTTGACAGTATTGCTGACCATATCGATGTTGATTACGATGAATTGTCTGAGCGCATTACTGAGAGTGACGACTTTATGGATCATGTTGTCGCACGATTTTGTTTAAAAAGTCTTGATGAAAATCCTTCATACATTCTTTTTATTAACAAGATTGTCGAAGATGTTAAAGTTGTAATTGACGCAGACAAGGTAGAACCAATCGAATCAGTTGGTTGGTATGAGCGTATGAACGATCAGGTTCGTAAAGGTTTTGAACGTCTTACACTTAAGAAGTTTGATGCTGTTTACGAGTATGGTCGTATTACGGATGACAAGTCCGACACACATCGGCTTGGAGAATAAGGAGATAATATGCACGCACTAGAAATTGACCGTCAAGGTCGCGCATCGTTTTGTTATAACGAGAAAAATGGTAATCCTTGGCACATGTTGGGCGCACCGTTTGAGTCCGGGTTTACTCTTGAGCAAGGTCTTGAAGCTGCGCGTGTGCGTAAAGCGGAAAAGACTACGCTGTATGCTTTGACTCCGTTTGGTATGCAGGAAGTTGAGTCGCATAACGCAATTATTTGGCCTTCTGTTGATGAGCCTGATCGTTATGATGTGATTGGTGTTAATAGCCAGTCGTATCATCTTGTTCAGTATTCAGAGGTCGCTGAGATTGCGATGGCTATTGTTGGTGCTTCATCTGGTGAAGCGATTCTTGACACTATGGGTTTGCTGCACGGTGGCAAGAAGTTCTTTGGTTTTATTGATTTTGGAGATATGGATCTTGAACTCCCGAATGGTGCAGTTGACAAGCTTGTTCGTGGTTTGGGATTCGTCTCTTCTCATGACAGCACACAGGCAATTACTTTTTATACCACGATGGTGAGGGCTGTGTGTCAGAACACTGTAACTGCTGGTCTGTCGTCCGCTAAGAACAAGATGTCGATTCGACATACTGCTAATGCCGATGCTCGTTTGTATCAGGCTCGTAGTCTTCTTGGTTTGGCGTATGGTGCTGACATTGAGTTCACTAAAATTGTGACTAAGCTGTCGGAGATGTCAGCTAAGCATGATACGCTTCAGCGTGTCATCAAGATGATTTGGCCGTTGGAAGATGATGCACCGGATAGAGCTAAGACGATTTGGAATAATCGTGCCGATAAGATTCACAAACTTTGGTATGCTCCGTCTAATGCTGGTGGGTTTGGTGAGAATCGTTGGGTTGTTTACAACACGATTGGTGAGTATTTGGATCATGCGTATGGTTCTGATCCGATCAAGCGTGCAACAAATTCGATTGATCCCACTTCGTCAGTGACTAATAAAAAGCTGATGATGCTTGACTATCTTGTTGGTTCTTCTAACTAAGGAGTTTTATGCCTATCAATAAGGATCTGTCTTCTTTGCCTGCTGGGGAGTCACGTTCTGCTGTGGTTCCTGATTCGAATCCGTTTATTGGTCGTGCGCTTGCCGGTCAATGGTTGGATGAGAATCATGAGCAGCATAAGAATCATGCTGTTGAAGGAACGAAGTTTCGTTTCTCTATGGCTGGTTCTTGTAGTCGTGCGCTTGCGTATTACATGACGCAGGTTGAGGAGACTGATCCTATTGATGAGGCTGATGCTTGGCGCATGGGGCTTGGGACTATGATTCATGAGGCTTTGCAGGATGCGTGTGTGAAAGCGTTTCCGGGTGCTGAGACTGAAGTTAAAGTACAGGTTGATGGTCTTAACGGTTCAGGTCATATCGATATGGTGTTGTATGAGTATCGTGATGACAAACCGTGGGTAACTGCTGTCGAAATCAAATCAATTAATGGGTTTGGTTTTAAGATGGCAGCTACTGGCTTTAAAGGTCCGGCTGAAGGTCCTCGTCGTTCGCATATTCAGCAGGGTGCGCTTGGTGCTATGGGCGTTAACGCTGATGAGTTAATTATTTGTTATGTTGCTATGGAGAATGTGTCACCTTCTCTTGCTAAATATTCTGATGATCCTGTGTTCGGCAGGTTTACTGCACAGTGGACGTATGATCGTGCGACGTACATGAAGTATGCGGTTGATGAGATTGATCGTGTCAATCATGTGATTAATGCGCTTGAGTCCGGTGCTGTTGCTGCTGATATTGAACCAACTGTTGAAAGAGATGATGGTTTGATTGTATCTATTACTAACCCGTCTAATGGTGCATGGATTTTGCAGCATGAAAATGAGGTTCTTGATAGTGGCACTGTGTGGAATTGCAATTATTGCCGTTGGCAATCTCGTTGTTCTAAGGAGTAGTTGTTTTGGATTTTCAAAAACATGTTGTGTTCGATGCAAAGTACATTCTTCTTGATCAGCTTAGTGGTTTAATGACTGGTGCTGATTCGATTAATGATGTTGCTGAGATCATTGTGTTAAATGATATTAATGAGATTGATGTGCTTGTTCCATCTGAATTGTTAGAGATGCGTATTTCTAAAGATTGGGATGACAAATATGTATATACTTGTACCGGTCTTGGAAACGTAGCCGCTAGTATTTGTTCGCTTGCTAATAACATAAAGATCTAGCCAATCAAAGAACCGCCTCTTTGATTTGGCTATCGCTGGGCTAGGGGTTCCGCCGCCCCTAGCCCAGCATTTTCTATGGAGGGTTGATGACTGCTGATGCTTCGAATATGTTGGAACGTATTGCACGTATCCAATCACGTTGTGTGGATGAAGATGTTGTAGAAGAAGTTGTGAGTCCTATTAATGCACCAGAAGGTGGCTATGTGGACTTGGTGTTTGATGAGGGTAATTTGATTCGCATTGTCGATGCTCGTAATAATAAAACCGAGATTGGCAATTGGTTAGATATTAATGGGAATCGTGTGTTACGTATCCCGTGGCCGGTGTTAGGTGATGTGCGTGCTAATACTTTAGGTCGTACTCGTAACACGCAAAGCACTGAAAATGCTGCAGCTTTTATGCAGTTACCTAAGTCCGGTACTGCGCGCGCACAGGTTTTGTCTGCGTTTATTTTAGATTGGCGTAACAATGGTAATGGTTTGATCGATGAAGATGTAGCTGCTAGGTTACAGATGAATCTTTATACGGCTGCACCACGTAGAACCGAGCTTGTAAACATGGGTTGGTTGCGTGCGTCTGGCAATTATGGGCGAACTAAAATGAATAGTGAATCAATCAAGTGGGAATTGTCCGCTGAAGCTATTACAAAATTGAATCTTCCAGAGAGAAAGAATAAGTGATACAAGATGCGTTCTATAGTGCCAGTTAAAGATTTTGGTAGGCGTATGGTTGAGCATGGTCGTATTCGGCTTGGCGTTAAAGCCGGTAAAGCTATGAAATCAATTGATACATTTCGGTTTACGTCTGCTGATGAAACTGCTGTGCGTCAGTTAGCTGAACAGTTTGGTGGTGAAGCTCGTCCTTGGTCTGATCCTAAAGCTTCTCCTACTAATCAGTGGGAAGTGTTGTCGCAAGCGTCTGAGATTCCTGTGTGGATTATTCCGGGTGGGTTAGATGTAAACTATGAGATGTGGTCGGGTGGTGGTTGTGTTCGTCGATGTGATGGGATTGATTGTGAAACTTCGCAACGTAGTTTTGATGCTGATTATGAGCCAGTTATGGTTCCTTGTATTTGTGGTAACAAAGGCAAGTTAGAGTGCCGTCCGTATACACGGTTGAATGTGATCATTCCGTCTATCCGGTTTGGTGGTTCGTGGCGTCTTGAATCTAAAGGTTGGAACGCTGCTGAAGAGTTGCCGGGTATGGCTGAGATGCTCGCGAATATTCAGGATGGTGGGCATTTGCGTGGACGTTTGCGTCTTGAGCATCGTCAGTCTCAAGGTGGTCGTCGTAAGTTTGTTGTGCCAACGCTTGCTATTGATGTGAGTGTTAATGAGATGTTGACTGGTAATGCTGATGTGCGTTCGCTGGTTAGTTCATCTGAGTCAGGCGGGGGCCAGACTCAGGTGGAGATTCCATCTGTGTCAAGTGATTTGAGACGCTCACTTGAGCAGGTGGAATCGCCTATTGATGACATCATTGACGCAGTTATTGTTGATGATTTTGATGAGCCTGTTGGTCAGATTTATAAGTTGCCTAACGCGCCGCGTTATGCTGTTGATCTTACTGATCGGCAGATTGATGGGCTTGTTGATGGTTCCGCTAAGTGGTCTGAAACAACTGAAGGTTTGGTTGTTAAAGCGTGATTGAATCTAACCACACTAATCAGTGCCAATATTTTTATATTCGTGCATGGGCTAAGTTCCGTGGCACAAATGATCAAGAGTTAGATTGGCTGTTGCGTAAAGCACAAGTCACATTAGCCCCATGGGATTCTGTGTACCGGCATCCTCATGGTGTGTGGCAAACGTTTAGTAATGTGCGTAATGAAGAAACAAAAGTCAAAGTCCAAAAGATTTACACCAAAATTTTAGAGGATTGGTTTGAAGAAGGATCACAATTTCGATCTCCTTCACGCAACATGGGAAGCACACAAAACAATGTGCGTTCGATGTCGCAATAAAAATGCTTGTTCTAAAGGTTTAGTGATGAGGGATGCTATGCTTCGTGCTATCCGAATTGCTCTAGCTTTGGAGAATTAATGGGCATCTATGATCATCCTTCTTACGCTAATCATGGTGGCGGTAAAGGTCCACGGACCAAAAAGCAGCGCCGGTTGCAACGTGAACAAGCAAGTGTTGATGCTTTAAAAGAAAAACTTGGGAAGATTGAGCGTGATGCTATTTGGCGTGAAGCTCAAGAGCCTACGTTGCATAGCATAAAATGGCGTCCTTGATTTTCGGGGATGGTGTAATTGGCAACACTACTGGTTTTGGTCCAGTCATTTGGGGTTCGAATCCCTGTCCCCGAGCGTCGTCGTAACCCTGAATTAGACCAGTTCTTATTCAGGTTTTGGTCCGAATGGCGAAATTGGCAAACGCAAGGGACTTAAAATCCCTCACCTTGATAGGTTTGCGGGTTCAAGTCCCGCTTCGGACACGACATATCTACACAGATACTATGTAGCTGTGTAGCAAATCCGCGATTTGGTAGCGTAGGTAAACGATAAACAGTAGCGTAGAAGTATGCCTAATGAATTAGATTTTGCTGTTAAAGAAAAACAATTGCAACGCACAGTCGAACAAGTACTTACAACACTTGGGTTTCTGTGGTTCCATGATCGTTCGCTGCAGCACGCTACGGTTCGTTCTACCAACCCCGGATTTCCTGATATCTGTGCTGTGCATCCAGTGTCTGGAGTGTTGGTGTTTATCGAATTAAAATCTGAGCGTGGTCGTATGCGACCTGCACAGTTAGAGTGGAAAGCTGCGTTAGAGAAATCTAATGCAGTTTATATTGGTCCTGTTAAACCGTCAGAGTTGACTGAATTGATCATTGAATTGGAGGAGTTAATCGAATGATTTGTAAGTTTTGTGGTGAGTACGTAGAGCCTGAAGAAGAATCACGTATGTGCCATGAGAACAATGGTGGTCCTCATGAAAAACGTGGGCGGGGTCGTCCTCGTAAAGTTGTTAAACCCGCATCGTGGGATGAAGTTCAACCTAAAACTATTGTTCGTGTAGCAAATGAACGTGGTGATTTTTCGTTTTTTAAATTGGCTGATGAAGGCAAATCGGTTACAGTGTGGAGTCCAAGTACCGGTATGCGTACTTTTGCAATTGAAAGAGTGACTGTTAAATGATGCCGCATCCTTCTATCACTGAGTTTGAGACAGATGAACTTGTGGCTGTGTGGATGCCACGCAAAACAGTTGAACGTTGGGCAGACGTACAACGCCCTCAAATCTTGCCACGCCAACGTGAAATCACTGTGTATGCATGTCGTGTTGCGTTAGCAGATGATTTAACGTGAACGGACCAACTCTTACATTTGCACCAGTGATTGAACGTGTAAGCTGGCAATCCGGTATTGATGCTAAATCAATTACATGTCAAGACATCGCGTTGGCCGTAGGTTATTCAGCGCGAACAGTTCAACGCTGGGTTAAACGCAACAAAATCAATTGGAAATACGCTGACCGTGTTGCCGTCAATCTTGGATGGCACCCATGTGTTTTGTGGCCCACAGAATGGAATGATCTTATTGAGTGATGGCAGTCGTAAACTGCAATTAGAATTGACTGAAGCACAGTTTGATGTGTTCTTAGCCGCTATGGAATTTGCTCATGATGAATGGAAAAAACATGATTATCGTAAACGATCTGATGTCCATACTTTGCAACGAGCAAGGAGTAGATTGTTGACTGCGTGGAGCAAAGCCCCCCGTTACTAACTATTTGGTTTTGCCTTTGTTGCGTTTAGAAATAGCCGCAGCTTTACTTTTAGCATCAGCCTTAGATGATGCACCCCAAGCATTTAACGATAAAAGTAAACGAGTGGGTTCTCCGTTTGGTTTACGTTCTGGTCCGGGCATGTTGCCCATGCGAGCGAGGAAACTGGCGCGACGCGGGTTGTCTCCTGACTTAACGGGAGTTTTTAATGTGCCGCCAGTTTGTTTTTTGTAAGACGCCCGACCTTTTGCGTTGAGTCCACCCGCTGGGTTCTTGCCTTCTTTGCGTTGCCATGCTGCACTAGCCATTAACGTTTTCCTTTTTTACGAGACGCTGCCATATTGTCTACAAGGTTTGGGTATGGGCGGTCTGCTTTTGCTGCAGCTTTTTTAGCTGAAGCTTTTTGTGTTGATGAGAGTGGTTTGCTTTTCTTTTTTGGGTCAGGTTTATCCCAAACTTTTTTGGCGACCATGATTATTTTTTGAATGATCCGGATGTAGGGTCACCGACTTGTGTTGCACCAAGTGAAAACAACAAACACAAAACGATTGCAACGATTGCGCCCTTCAATGGTTCGACTGAAAGTAGTGCATCAAAGTTTGCACCGGTGGCAATCCAGCCTGCTGCATAGCCCTGAGACGCTGTTCTAATAAGCCGGTCTAAAAGGTCTTGCCACCAGTCACGGTTTTCAAAGGCTTTAATTAAGTTGATCGTAGGCATTGTTTTTTTGCTCCTCTATAGAGGTGACAGCCCAGTAACAATCACCATAACCAGCGAGATCAACAAGGCTGTCACGAAATTCTTTAGGTTTCTTCTTCTTAAGTTTAGCATTTCCCAATCGCGAAAGTTTAACGGCCATCATAAATAGCACGCCTTCTGACGCACTTAGTTTAATACCGGACAATTCGTTAAAGATTCTAACAGTCCGAGAGTAATCGATATAGGGGTGATCGTAAGCTTCACCTCGATTACCGAATACTAAATGATGTGCTTCGGTTGATGTTGATTCTTTTTGCCAATCATTCATATTCAAAAGAAATACTTTCTTGCTAGAAATTTGTCTAATGTCATGCCTTCGTATTTACGGCACAGGTAGGACAATGAAACAAACATTGGATCGTAAGCCCCATCAGATACTTCATGTTTAACAATGATGCCGCGCCAATGCGCATTGCCTTGCCAGCCTTTGTAATCTTCATCATGCAAATAAGCCGCGCCAGCCACTAAACCACATTGTTGCTGACCATTAGATAAGAACCGTACAGCATAATCCAATGTTTGTTGATGTCCCATAGTAAAAGAGTGACCTATTTTTGAAAGCCGAGTAGCTGCTGTGCCACCGTATGGTCTGCCGGTCATGGGCGCAGCCCAATAATGGGCGTAATGGATGCCATCAATTTCTACTGGTTTGAGAAATGGATGTACGTTCCAATCATGTGCTTTGTAATTCAAATCGTCAGTGCTGATTGTTCCATCTAGTTTAGGGTCATCGTTTGTAGCTCGGTTGATGCGGTCTTCGTGATTGCCGAGTAGCAGATGTCGTTCAGGTAAGTATTGTGCGTGCTTGTGGGTTCTAGCTCGCTCGTTATATGACTCTAGAGGAGCGCAAAGAATATCAAAAGCTTCATTTGCAGCTTCGATATCTGCTTTGTATCTCCGACCTTCAAATGTTTTTTTACCAACGTCATAGCTACTAAGACTTTCCATGTCTGCATGATCGCCAAGATGCACGATCACATCAGGTTTTTTGTCAATGATGTATTGGCCGATCCAATGCAAATGATCAGTTGGTACGTTTGGTTTTGCTTGTGTGTCGGGGATAATGAGATGTGTGCGGCCTATTAAGGCGTCTTCCGTTTCCATATACCCCTCCGGTTATGCCATTCAAAGTGTTCGTTTACCCGTGAGTTTACATCTTCAATATTATTTTTTACGCGATCAACTTGATAATTGACATGATCAATTTTGTTTTCAATTGATTCCAATTTAACAGCGTTCATGCCATGTTCTTCTGTGTTCAGTTTACGTGTCTTCCGGGCTTGCCAAATAACACCGGCCAAAGCCAGACCACCAGTGATAACTGCACTAATGATCTGGCTTACGTCAGCCGCTAAAACAACTGGAGTCACGCAACTAACTTCTGCCATGTTTGTGTGCCGATAATCCCATCGACCGACAAACCATTAGATGCTTGAAAATTTCGTACAGCAGCAGCAGTCAATGGACCAAATACACCATCAGCTACAACAGGAAAGTTCTTTAGATTCAAAGCAATCTGTGCCATTGATACAGCACCACCCTCACTGCCGGATGAAAGCACTTGGCTTTGCGCATCCGCTAAGGCATGAAGAAACTCGTCGCCCTCACCGGATGGTGCTGGATGATTTTGAGCAGCGATCCAATCAAAGAATTGTCTAGTTGCTTCTTCTGTTCGTGGCCCCCAAATTCCGTCTGCAGGGATTTGCAGGTTCCGTTGCCAAGAAGTAACCCCAGAGGCTGTTAGAGGACCATATACGCCGTCCTGAGGAACTCCTACAACCTTCTGGATATCTTTGACTTTCCGCCCTGTCGAACCCAACCCATAGAAAACACCTGACACAACCGGAGGTGTGGGGAATGGGGTCGTTCCCACAGAAGAATCAATTGCGTTAAATAATTTATCCCACGGATAATCAGGTCCGGGATCAGTATGACCACCCGGAACAAACGCAAAACTAATCTCCCGATGAGAAGTAATCCCTCGCAACTCACCGCCACGCAAAGCATTAGCATTTAAAAAGCGTACCGGAATATCGTAACGATCACACAAAGCACGAACCAATGGACCAACTTGAGTCTCAATCATTTGTGTTGAGTAACCATCAGCCCAACCCTCTACACCTTGAGAAGCATAACCAGCTTGCTCAATGCCAATACCACAATCATTAGTAGGTGTATGTGCCGTATGCCATGCAGTGTCATCAGGGTCTACAGAACAAACAATAGAATCGTTATCACAACAATAATGCGCTGAAGCTTGTGGCGCATTAGGTCCAGCAAAATATCCGGCACAGTTCTCAGCAGTAGTCGAATATTCGCCTGCTTCCATATCGTGAATAACAATAAGAGTCGGTGCTGTGCGCCGACCATTACTAAAATTCACTGCTGGCAAATAAGGGATTGATTCAAGGTTCATTGTTAAATTCCTTTCTAACTATATGATACACAAATCAAGCTCGCCACCGCATCCAAATCATTCCGCTAAAACCATTTTGACCAGCACGTGATGCAGTTGTAGCTGCACCGACTCCACCTGCACCTCCACCAGATCCAATTGTAGATGCTGCCGTAGCTGCTGTACTGGAAGATCCAATTCCACCATTACCACCGCTGCTTGTTGAACCACCCAATCCACGGGTAGTATTTCCTCCGCCACCGCCACCTGCAGCAAATGCTTTGCCCGTAGTGGGCCAACCACTAGGCGTTGATGAAGGCGCAACCCAATCGGTTGGTATAGAAAAACCTGTGCCACCTGCACCACCGGTAGAAGATGCACCAGCAAAACCTATAGATCCTTTACCGCCGCCACCACCACCAGCACGTACTAACAACACGCTTGGTACTGTTACCCCATATGCTGCGCCACCTGCGTTTCCTTGGCCGCTGGTCCCGGACCCAACTGATGTAGTAGTACCACCTGAGTATCCTGCGCCGCCACCAGAACCACCAGTACCAGCAGTTAAAGTGCCATTTGTGCCGCCCCTACCACCGCCAACAGCAGTACTAGATCTATAAGGTGAAAGTGCTGCAAAATCATATAAATAACTATCACTACCATTTGTTGGAGCCGACGCAGTTGATGCACCGCCTGCACCTCCATCACCTAAAACTGCAAAAATATTTCGATCAATAAGAAAATTAGTAAATTGCAAAACTCCTCCCGCTCCACCACCACCACCGCTAGCATTGCCTGCGTTGCTTGCAGCACCACCCGCTCCACCAGCAACAACAATCATTTCGACAACGCCCGGAACGAGAGTAGCAATACTTGCCCAATTCCCAGCTCCTTTTGTAATCAAAGCATATTTCCACCCACCAGACTGATATAAATTTACATTTGCTGCACCAAAAAAATCAGTACCTGCAATAGAAAAATTTGGATGAACATACGTAGATGCTGAACTTACAATCCCAAACGTAGAAGGCATCAGCTTGCCGCCAAATCGCCTACAAGAATCCATGTATTATAACTAATACACATTGCTGTTACAGCGCTATATCGAGTGCGAGGTTTTAACGTTGGGGTTCCGTTAATTGATTGAGTCCCAGATGCCGAAAACACCGGAGGTGTAGTTGTAGTAGTAACAATAAAATCAATTCTTTGACCGGGTTCAGTGCTTGCTCCTATCGTGTTGTCAATTACAACAGCATCAGAAGAATCAAGAAGAATTAAAGTGCCGATATCACTAGCATTAAGATAAGTTCTAATCGCCCAATTACGGATATCTTGAGGAGTTAGCCAGTCGCCTTGAGCGCCAGTGTCACCAGTGTCGCCCTTTGGCCCGACAATCGAAACGGCAGCAGGCCATGCGCCCGAAGCCTTTGGCCCCGAAATTGTTTTTGCAGATGTGTTTAAATAAAAATCACCGTCAACTCCAAGACTTGACGATGGAGTAGTTGTACCATTACGAATAGTTTTGCCATCTACACCATTAGCGCCATTGGTACCATTGGTACCATTGGTACCAGCAGTTCCAACGGGTATACCAAAATTCAAAGTTGGATTACTAGAACTACCAGTAGTAGTAACAGTTGCAGAAGAACCTGCTGACAAATTTGTGACAGAACCAATAGTCAACAAAGGACTTTGATAAATAACTGGTGTCAAATTAGAAACAGTTTTATCTACAGTAATGCACTTAACATGCCAAACACCTTCAAGCCAAGATTCATCACGATTCCACTGTTGAACATCAACACCTTGTTGCTCACCAGTAGTAATACTATCAATAAATACGTTTTTTATTTCATCACCCAGTTTTAATTCAATAATTGAACGAGCTTTCATTAATGCATTTAGTTCTGCAAAATCTGTATATGGGTCCATTCCTACAGACAAAGCATAATTATGTGTTACTGAATCTCTAATAATGATAGGCAAATAAATTTCTTCTTGACGCTCCGGAACTGGCACCGCACGCAAAGTCCATTTGTTTAATTTTGCATTTGCAGAATTGCTACTACCGCTCCATGTAAATTGCAGTTCTTTATATTCGTCTGTTACGCCATCTACTGCAACAGTTGTGCCATTGACCGCCAAAGATCCAAGGTTAGATGCATCTCCAACAAATTTAACGGCTATATCTGTACCACCTGTAGAATAGTTTTGGCCTTCAGCATCTACACGAACAAATTGTTTTGGTTCAGTGGTACCAAAATTAATTTTCCCTGTGCGTAACCACCCAGATGTTTGGCGTGTAGAACTTTCTCCAAAAACACCAGCACTAGCCGTAGTAAAATATAATTTGTCATTGTAATTAACAATTGATTGAACTTCGCTAGCGGCACCTAATGTATTTGTAACCATCAGATCTGTTGCATAAGCCGGTTGAAGATCATCTACCAGTTGTCCAAGATCAATTCGACCTAAACCACAATAATCAAGACCGTCGGTAGTTAAATATCTATTCCAATTAAACCAAACGTACTGTCCTTTAGGTTCAAATGCAGTGACTCCACCATGAAATGAAGAGTCCGTGGCATTGAATGTTCCAGTGGTCGTTGTCCCCGCAATTTGTTGCAAATAGTTTTCAAGTTTAATTACTGGTCCAAATGAAACTCCACCGGTTTGCAAAAAAGTGCCAAGACGTACACCTTTGCTTGTTCCAATTAGTAAATATCCAGCATAAGAATACATTGTGTTAATTACTTCACCTAAAGGTAGTGAAGCAATAGGAGCGGGAGGATTAAGTTTTGCTGCCGCTTCATTAAATGAGCAACGATAAATTGAAGAACTCAATCCATTTGTTGAAGAAGATGAATTAATTGGGTCAGTTGCAGAAAGATATACACCATCTGGTCCAAGGACCGCTGAAGTAAAATGTGGCATTGCGCCTTGTTCATAATCTGCAATAAGAAGATGAGAAGATTTTGAAATAGATACAAGTTGATCTGCAGCAGTGTCATAATATTTAGCTAACACATAATTACCGGCAACTAAAACATCACTATAATTTTTGTTAGTTGCACCTAGTCTTGCAAACTTAAATGTTGTATCTAAAAAGATTTTCCAAACACCCCATTCGCGTCCCGTACTATTAGAACTAGTAAAATATCCTGCTAAACCATTAGAACCAAATGATGTTAACCATCCCGCCGCCGCTGTTCCTTCAGTTGACCCATCAATAAAAGAAATTGTGTCACCACTACCACCGACACGGGTCATAGTTGTGCCAACAGTCCATGCACCAACTGTTGGATCAGGAACGTTATACATTTGCCAACCACTATTGACACCACCAGCTGAAGTATTGCGAACAAACATCAGATTGTCTTGAATAGTGAAAAGCCAAGAACCTTTATATGCGTTAGCAGGTGCAGCAACTTTTGTTGTTGTGGTATTTAACAAAGAAAGTTCATGTTCATTAAACGGATTAACATTTAAAGACTCATGGAACCGGCGACGACTAGACCCATCATAAACATCAAACCAATACTGCCCTGCACCTAAACGAAAATCTGCACCACTACGTTTCCAAACATACACAGTATTCAATGTTTGTTCAGTAGCCTCAGAATTCAAATCATTTTGTAAACGCATAGCTTCGACGGTGGTACGTCGAAAACTTGCAAGATCAATTTCATAATGTTTGCCATTAAGAACAATAGGTAAATGGCTGCGTGTATCGATAGCGCTCATACGCCCATGAACCCATAAAGATCAAGAAGCCGACGTGACTCTTCGCTGCTGCGTCGATCTGCTTCCATACGCCAACGTTGTGCTTGTTTAGCATATGTTTCTGTCGGGACTTCTAATGCATTACGTGACTGCCCTTGCCGGGTGAAGTCCAAACGTAATGCTTCTTTGTCATACATCAGACGACTAGCTGCACCGAATGTAAGAATATCTTCTGCTGAGATTGGAAGACCAACAGTTGATTGCAGATCAGTAGCAGTAGTAACACTTGCGGTATCTAAAGTTTTTGCATAAGTAATTCGAACGTCAACATCTTGTGCGTAAAAACGACCACGATCAATTTGAACCGAATACCCACTGGCGTAATCTGTTGTGTCTTGGTTACGAACAAGTCGTGTAACTAAATTAAAAGATGGATAACCAACGCCATCAAAACTTTTACGTTCCGCATCAAGGATACGAAACACTTCACCAGTGGCACCAGCCAAATTAATTTGATTTACATTGGCAGGAAAGTTGAGTGTTGTTGTAACAACTTTGTAAATCGAACGAGGGATTGCACGTAACTCTTGTAACACTTCATTAAAAATTGCTTGTTTAGGAAATCGAGGTTCAACAAACATAGGGATACCAGCAGTATGCCCAATAGCTACAGTGTCATTCCAACCACGTAAAACTGTAAGCGTATAAGGAGCAGCAGATGCAATTGCCATTACTAACATCTGTTCGTATTCCAATTCAATAACTGAACCAACAGCTAAATCTGGCGTAGGCGTAAAGCCCGGAATTACAGAATCAGTTGAAGAATTAACAGTAGTCCCAAGAGTATTAATACGATCACGGCCAACAGCGCCATCTAATTTAGATTTAGTTGCAGAAACGATTGTGTTCATTGTACTCACGGCAACCTCAATTCTTTTTTAGGTTTTTGAATACGTTCTTGGTATTCATCCCAAAGCTCTTCATTTAATTCTAACGTTTTAATATGCCCAGTGCGAACACCGGTATGAACATACGTTGCGTAACCCAAAGAATTAGCGCGCATACAAAATGCAATGTCCTCTCCGAATTGAACGCCTTTTGATAGACCTTCTACAAACCATGGGTGCGGATTAGGTTGACCAAAAGCATCAGTGCTGAACCCATCCGGGTGCGGTTTAGCCATGTGTTGCAATACCTGCCGATGCACCAACATAAAAGCAGCACCAGTTGCTAAAACTTTAACTAAAGCATTACGTGGATAATCTGTTACTGGTTCCGGAACAACTTGATCTAAACCATCGTATGCTTTACGAGTTATACCAGCGTAAAGAGTTGGATACATTTTAGTTCGACCACCCGCAAAACATAAACCACCAATAATGTAACATTCAGGTTTGCGTGATTTGGCTTTACGATTTCCACCATATGCATGACCTAACAATTGGCATAAAGCATTACGTTCAAATGTCATGTCGGAATCAATCATAAATAACCAATCAACATTCTTATAAGTAGGATCAGTTAAAAACGTGTCAATAATTTGTGACCGACCTTCAGCAACCCGTGGACCAGTCAACAACTCAATAGAACCACCAGCAATTACATGTTGACACGCCGGTATAACCCCATCTCCAACTGCGTCAAACATTAACAAACTATTCCAATCAGAAAAAGTTTGATGTTTAATTTCTCCTGCGCTTAACGTAGAAATTGCGACGCTAACAGTTGGATGAGGACGCACTTCTGACACCATTTAGCCTCCTTGTGAATGTGGCAGGAACCAGTAAGGAGGGAAACTGGTTCCTGCCACATAAGATTAAACAGCAATACTACTGTTTATGAATAGCTTAAAGCAGTCATGCGGAACATGTGCTTTTGGCCTTTAACTTGCAGACCCTCTTCACAAACAATTTGACCTTTGTCAGCATCACCAGTTTTAGCAAGGGACTCAAACACAAGAGGGCGGAGGATACGACGAGTAACAAGATCGCGTTTGATACCAAATGCATCATTAGGTGAAACCCAACGGTTACGAACAATTGGGAGGGACCCATACTCGGTTTCAACAAACGAAGTTGAAACACGACCACGCTTAGGATCATCCACGGTTTGCCGCACAACACCGGTATTGCCAACATCGTTCAGATCCAAAAGACTTGCAGGGTTAACCACAAGTCGATCCGGGAGACCACCAGCGTTGTAACATTTTTGAAGTTGAATTTGCACGTTTAAAGCAGAAAGCGAACTTGTCGAAGTGTCAACATTAGTTGAAATGAAATAGGCAAGACCACCCGTAGTACGAATCTTAGAAGTAGTACTGTTAGAGAACTGACCATAAAGATATGCTTGCTCTCGCGACTGACTATTTTCATAAGTACGAAGATGCAACTGATGCGCCCACTGATCCGGGATACCATAACGCGGAACAACACGGCCAGTACCAGTCATTTGAATAGCAGTAGGACCAAAAATTTGAGTAACATTTGTGGACTTACTAGTATCATCAGCACGGAAAGCAGCAGGATCAGAACCTTCGGCAAGTGCGGTACCAAGACCAATAATAACTGCACCGGCATCATAAGTATCTGCGGTAGCATTGGCCGCATAATTGCGTGTAACCGTCAAAGTATCAGTAGTAGTGTTGATTGCAGTAACACGCAAAACTTCAGGAACGTTTACTGCTGCTTTACGAATAGTTAAAACATCACCAGTGCTGAATTTGATTCCGTCACCACTTGCTACAACAACAGACGTTGTAGTTGTACTAGTAATAGCAGTTTGCAAAGTAGTACGAGGTGCAAGATTACGCTCATCAAGCCAGTTGAAAAGAATTTGATCAACCGGACGTTGTGAAATAACTGACATACCGTCTGATGCCATGCCGGTAAGCATGGGAAGTTCTTCGGGCGAGTACATATAAATAGCCTCGTCCATATTAACGATAAGACCATTAGTCAGATCGTAAGAAGTAGCGGTACCCGAAAGAGTAGCCATAGCAGATTATTCCTTTCCAAAATTGGGATTGTGTAATTGATCTTTGCGAATTGTTTCAAGAGCTGACCGATTGTCGGCCATCTCTTTAACCCCAAGTGGACTTAAACCTTTATCAAGGTACGGCATAAAAGAACCATCTCTGCGGGTTTCCCCTGCAACTCCGGCTTCCCATGATGGCTGTGCCATTGGACGAAAAGGTTGACGTCTACCCCGAGTTGGAGTTGCTGCAGAAGTAAGTGAAAGATTTTTGGCTTTCAATTTACAACCGTAACAAAGAGGATCAAAATTTTCGCCACCATGGGGACCAGAATGTGTTCTCATCGCGACCTTGCAGATTCACTTCCTTGCCAATCAGATGCGTTAAACACGAACTTCTCATTACCTTTTCGTGCTTGCTCAAAGATTTTGCCAAGCACTGCAACCGAAGCTTCTTCAGAAGTTGCGCCACTACGACGCATTGAATGAAATTCGGTGTAAGCACTAGACATTGGATCGCCTTCTTCGATTGGTGCAGCGGCATCCCCAGAGTCCGCACCAAGAGAAGCGCGAGCATAGGTTTGACCAGCATCAAAAGCAGAATTTGATTGTGAGCCAGAAGGTTCCGGAGCAACGTTTCCACTAAAAAGGTTGTAGCGGGTTGCTTCGGCACGAATAGCTTCTTCGGAAAGTTCTCCGTCGTAAGCTTTCATGAACAACTCAACCTGAGGATTAACCCGAGGATCAAGACCAGCTTCCAGAAATGCTAATTTACGCATTGCTGCTTCACCGGCTTTAGCCTTTTCTTCGTTTCGCTTATTGGCTTGACGAAGATTACGGATTGCATCAGGCTCAGAAGAATCTTCGATCTCTTCGACGTTCTCTGAGTAATCATCTGTCATGGACATTGAGGTACAACTCCTTTTCCAATACGCAACAGTGCGGAGGACACCGTTGGAGGGCGGTAAAGAAATCATCTTAATCACATTTACCGCTAAACGTGGATGATCTGCCCGACTAATTACACGTTAATCTGCGGGGAAAGAATAACGGGTATCCTTGGTAGCTCACTCAAGGCCATTGCTAGCTCACTTGAGGCCGATAAGGATATTAACAGTATGCCCGATAATACTTTAAAACACAAGTATGAAATTTAAAAAACATTATAACGCGGACCCAATGTTTGTTTCACCCATTTTGTTCGCCGCCATTGTTTGCGTTTGACCATCGAACTGAGCTTTTCGTTGAGCTAATCTTAACTCTAATTCTTTTTGATTTTGCGTATTAACACCAAAAGCTACATCAGCAGCCAATTCCGCCGCCGTTGCCGGAGTTGTAGTAACCGACGGGATTTCAACACGCTTCTCACCCGGTTTTAACGCGCCAAAATCTGTCATAAAATCTAAAGTTTGCGGTTTGCCAATAGCAGTTTCACCTAAATTAGTTTCAAACAAAGAAGACATTGACGCCATTTTTGCAAAATTTGCTGTTGCTTCTTTATACCCAACTCCCATTTCCGCTAAACGAGATGCATAGTTTAAACTTAAGGAACCAACAGATTTTTCAGCAGCCGCACCAATTTCGGCAGCTTGTGCAGCACGTAACAAAACTGGAGTAGTTTTTTCTGGGTCAACAAAGTAAGCAGCTAAAGCAGCATCGCCTTCAACACCAAAATAATTTGCAAAAACTTGTCGAACAATTCCATTTGTCTTTCCAACTTTGTCATAACCTTCGACTAAACGCGTTCGAAATTCTTCCGGATTAACATCGTTTTCAATTAATTTAGTAAAATCATTTGGGTCATTAAAAAACTTTGCAGGGATACCAACAGATTCCATTGATGTTCGATAACTACGTTCAAGATTAATGTAATCACCCGGAGTAATAGCAGCTTTCTTTTGTTTCAAACTTTCCATAGCAGGAAAACGCTGTTTGTACTCAGTAGTATCTTGCAACCAAAGCATTAAAGAATCAGGATCAGAACCATCTTCAACAATATGTTTCCACAATCTTCCGCCTAAACCTTCGGCACCCTTTCCTACAGGCAAATCTAATTTAGTTAATAAAGTTTGCATAGCAACATACGCATCAGCAGTTTCAACAGCCATTACAAACCACCTTTCCTCTCAACAATTGGAACAATAACCATATTGTTTTTTAAATTAGAATTATTAGTATTTAACGTAGCCAACATGTTTGCAGTTTGCCCAATAGTTTCAGCACCCCATTTACCATCTGCTTTAACACCAACAAAATTTTGCCATTCTTTTACAGCCTCTTCAGTTTTTGGTCCGTACCGACCATCAATACGGCCTTGATACAAACCACTCTGCCACAACAAACCTTGAACATCACGAACAAAATCTCCCTGAGAATTTCTTTGCAACCATGCCATCACATCACCCCAAAAGTTTTGCCAATAGAAACAATTGATTTGTTAACTTCTGCCGCAGCATTTTTCGTGGATTTCCACTCATCCAAATTGCGAACATAACGTGCAGTCTCAGTTAATGACATATCTTTTGGCGCTCCACCATTAGCAGTATTTTCTCCCCCTAAAACAACCGGCCACCATTTCATATCATTCATTAAATCAATTTGATCAGGAGTTTTTTCTAACAGATTTCCAATTAATTCTCGATGTGGTCGAAAGTAATCACGCACAGTAATTCCACTATCAATCTGTGGAGCAAGCCATGAAAACTTTGCTTTAGCACGACGAGCAATTTCATTTTTAATTGAAGCATTATCCATTTCATTTCGTGCAGCTTGTCGCGCCCAACCAAATGCTTCTTCATCACTAACAGTAACATAATAATCACTGGCACTTTTTTTTGTTTCAGTCATAACGTCATGCACAAAACCGGCGTTTTGAGCAACAGTAATATCCAGTTGATCTGCAACAACATCGCGGATAACATCTGCTGTCCAATTATTTGCTGCTGCTTGATTTGCAAATTGCGTCCAATCGCGAGGTGGCATACCTAATACCCGCGAAATGTCCGTCATGGTCGCTGCAATATTTGTTGCTTGTTGAGCTTCGGTAGGGCCAGTGTTTGTTTGCGCACCCCCTCCGGCTCCTAAAGTTTTAGAAATCTGCCGATATACCTGTGTACCGATTCCTTGATCACTTACCCTATTAGCTTTACCTTGTAAATAAATTTTAAAAAGCGTGGGGTTTTGTACCCACCCGTCCGCTTCTTCTTCCGTAAAACCTTGTTGTTCCATCAGCAAAGTTTTAAATTTCTGTGCGCTAGACGCAGCGTAAGCTATACCTGTTGCTTGTTGAAAAGGTGTTGCAGTTCGAATACCTATTCCGACATTACTTGTTGGTAAACCAGTTAATAAAGAATAATAATTTCCGTTAGCATCAAAAGGCATAATTAACCCTTTCCGGCTTGAATGACAGCATCGTAACCAAATTTAGAAAACAGACTTTGTAATCCATTAAACATATTGTTCATTGTAGTTTCATCCATAGAATAATCTCTTGCATTTTTTAGCAAACGAGTAGCGAACTCTTGATCTGTACGAGGCCGAATTGAATATGGATCAGACATATAAGCGTTGCCGACACCAGTAGAATTCCCATATAGTTGCGTATAAGGATCAGCAACATAACCACCGGGCATGGCAGAGGTGACAACCGGATTCGCCATTTTCTGTAAAACTCCGGCCACACGTGTACGACTATCATTAGGCGTAGGTGTTAGCCGAAAACCACCAAGATTATTTCTACCATTCCTATTGGCGCGAGCTACATCTTCATTAGTCACAAACGCATAAGCAACATCTTCCCAATTCTGCCAATTATGTTGACCAGAATAAAGATCGTTAGCGTAAGCACGGGCTACTGCGTCTTGAGCTTCTTGACTATGATTGCTGGAATCAATATTTCGAAAAACATTTGTTGTGTAATAATCCCAAATCTGTTGGCTTAAACCATAAGCACCAAAGGCATTGCCTTGTTTTTGATCCCAAGTATAAGAACTACTTTTAACTGCATTTAAAAATTTGCCAACATCATCACCAAATGATTGAGTACTATTAATATCAATACCAGCAATTGATGGAGCTTCTGCCCCATCTTTAACTGACAAAATTAATCGATAACCTGCCTCCGGATTATTCGGATCAATAGCTTGAATCTCGTTTCTATCCCAAACCGCACTGGAATCAGCTTTGTTACTAGCAACCCAATCACTTAAAGCCTTGATCTGTTCGGTATTCCCCGTCATAGTTAACGCACGATACGCACGAAAATCTGCACCATCTCCTACATTACTTAACGGCTGTAAACCATAGACGCGAGCCAATTGATTCAAATAAGACTGTGCCGTGGAATCCGGTCCACCACCACGTAAAGGAAGAGCATTAACAGCAGCATCGCTGTTGCTGCTTCCGTACCCCCCATAATTGGTTCGATACGGGTTGTCAGCCGACGTATTTGCATTTGCAGTTTTACGTAATAAATCTTGTGTTTCTTCTTGAGTAAAATAACGACCAAGTTTACTTAAAGCCCACGTTTGGATTCCTTCTAATGCATCAGCATAATTAAACGCTTGAGCAGTAGCAGTTTCTCTTGCCGCAGCGTTCATTGAAATTTTACGATTCATATAAGAATCTAATGTGTCTTGTCCGCCATTGACTCCACCGCTAGTAGCAGCTTCATCAAAAAATAAAAGAAACGCGTCCTTAGTTGCAGCATCCATTTGAGGCGAAGTCGGAGGACCTTCTGTATTAGGTACTGGTTCTGTTGATCCCGCACCATTTTGAGCAAGAACAGCACCAGCAGTCCCACCAGTCAAAAAACCTGCACCCCATAAACGTTCTTTCAGTTGAATAATTTCAATAGAACTCATACGTTCTAACAAACTAATTGCATCACCACGACGAATCTGTTGCGGGAACCAACTAGGGAAAGCACCAGATTGAGCAGGTTGATATCGGTTACGTAATTCAATAACAGTTTGATCGTCTAATTCTTTACTCTGCGGATTACGTGCTGCAGCTATCCAACCTCCAGAACTAGGAGCAACCGTAGAAGATGTACCTGATGTACCTGATCCACCTGTTGGATTAAAATCATCCGAAGCCATTAGTTACCTTTCGTTGCTGCTTGTAATGCAGCAGTAGATTTCAAATTAGTTGCAGGAAGAATCAAACTTGTCCAAACTTTTTGGACTTCAGGATTATCTGTAACAAAAGTTTGCCCCCAAGACAAAAAGTTTTGACGCAAATTATTCCGTTTTTCACGGCTACCTTTACTATTTTGACCTTTCAACAAATCATATTCGTACACATAAGTGTCATAACCCCGAACAAGTTTTCGCATTGGTTCTAAATGTTCAATCTTTGGCAAGTCTTTATCTTCAAAATTAATGACATCAGACAACTGACGTAACACTAACTCCGCATCATTATTAACTTGACTTGCAATTTGATTAGCAAAAATAGGATGTTGTTTCATGAACGTATCAGAATAGATGTTCCATCGATCCGTAATTTGACGACGGGTAGCTGAATCATCAGTGTTTTCCAAAGCAACATCTTTTCGTAATTTATTTGGAAAATAAAGATTTGCTGCAGAAGCAAACCTAAGATCTCTGTACCACTGCTCCGGATCTTTCTCTAATTTAAAACCATAAGAAACAAAATCAGTAAAAGCTTGCTGAGAAAACTCATCAGATTCTTTGGCTTGCGGCATTAACCAAGGCGCAGCTTTTGGATATTGATCCATGAAGTCTCTGTTTTGAGTCATCCAATTTAAAGCGCGCGCACTAGGAGTCAACGGTGCTTTAGTAGTTTTAGTTGTAACAAAAATACTCCACGGTTGACCTTCAGGATGTTCGCTTAAAAACACACTTAATGCTTCATCAGGGTCCATGTATTTAATAAGTTCACCAAATTCCGGTGCTAACTTTTCATTAGCAAATTCATTTTGCGGAGTAATCGGACCCACAAACCCAAGAAAAGCACGTAACAACATATTAGTACGCGCCCAATTAGTAGCTTTCTGAATATAACGTTCAATCTCTATATCTGAAGCGTCCTCAGGAATACTTAACGAATTGATTTTTGCAACAAGAGCATCACCCGCTTTGCTATTAGGATCGTCCATCGCCGCAAGTTCTGCTTTCAATGACAAAGCCTGAGATTCCATTTGAGCCATTGCGGTAATAGTTGCTCTATTCAATTCGCCACTAGACAATGCAGTACCATTTTGAAAAGTTGCAGTCCATAAACGCTGATAATTAGCAGGAACAAACTGCGCGATTGTTGTTCCTACCAAATCTTTCCACGTTGAAGCATTAACAGCACGGCCCGCAGATAACGCTGAAATAACCGGTTTAGCTTCAGGGAAATGTTCCGCAACTACAGTTGCAGGAATCATACCGATTGGCGACAAAGCGGGAAGATTCTGGAAATCAGCAGGAACACCCGGCAAAACATTATTGATTTTTCCAGTCAAAGTGTTAGCAACAGGAACTTCAAAACCCTGTCCAAATATAGCGTTCATGCCCGGAATACGACTCATCAGTTCTTGTAACGATTCAGTCATTGGAAAAGCAAAAACCTTTTGTCCCGACGTTGGATCATCATGAACAAAACCAGCAGAGCTAATTCCATGTACAAGAAGTTGTACACGCCGAAAAGCTTCCGGAGAATAAGTTGTGGTTTTTACCCAACGCTTCAAAAAAGATTCTTGAGCAAATTCAAATGGAACAAGGTTTTTAACTTTTTCTTGAAAAAAACTTCTGACCTTATGGTCGTCAATGAACGGTAACATATCGGACATCGCTCGCGCATTAGCAATTTCCATATTCATCTTTTCAAGATTGGCATCAAACATAACCCAATCAAGAACAACTTTTAGATCTTCATCATTCATTGTCAACAATACTGATTCGGGATCCAATTTTTGTGCATACACAAGACCATTAATTTCTTTTGTAAAATCTTCAATATTCCCAATAGTTTGTCTAGTCCCCATAGGAATCATTGACCACGCATTTTGTATTTCAATAATTGTATCTTCCGGATCTAAAGCCCTAGGAACAATACGTTTAATCACAGAATCAAATTTGGAATCTAAAAGACTATCGCGCAACTGCCCAGTGACAGCACGCGCCCATTCCAAACCATCTGATAAACCCAGCATATACATTGGGCTACGTACAATACTGAATACGGCTGGTCCGATAACTTCGCCAAATCCCCATGTCACAAATTTTTGCCATGCGTTTTCTGGGGCTACAAATCGTGTGGGACGCAACAACGTCCGAGGAAAATCCCTCATTGGGACTTGCGCTAAAGCGTCAACTCCAAAAGTTCCCGCATGAATGGGTGATAAAATTTCATGTAAGTATGAACCATTAGAAGAGTTGGTAAACATATTGAAAATAAGATCAGCAATTGTTTCTCCCCAAACACGAAAAGCTTCATCTTGATGTACACCTTGTACCACATGTTGACCAAAGTCATCTAATTGTCCGGCTTCGTTATACCGGGCATACGCTTCGTCTGGAAAAAATACTTTAAATTTATTCATTAAAGTATCATCTGTAATTTTTACAATACTTGGGTGATCACCTAATTTTTCAAAAGCTCCAAGAGAATTCGCAACATTAATTTTTCCAGTTTGAGCAAATGGCAAAGATTCAGGACGATGATGACCCATTACATATGGCCTAAATTCTCCGGCTCCCGTAGTCATATCAGTTAACAAACTAGAAATTCGATTAGCTTGATCAAAATCTGTAAATGCAATGTTATTTATAGGCGTTAACGGAGTTGTTTGAGTCGAAGCATGAAGCATCTGATCTGTTAATTCGCTATCAAATGAAACAAATAACTCGTTAATGATTTCAATTTCATCAGGAGTTGCGCCTTTTTCTATTAATGCAGTTCGAATTGGTTCAAATCCACGTAATGAATCATCCATAGAATTGCGAAGTTCTTTAAATAAATTAACAGTATCTGCATCCATCATTACCGTATACAAACTTGTTGTATTTGTAAAAGGTGAATGAGTTACTTGTTGACCGGTTATCGGATTTTGAATACTACGAGGATTACTGTCAACAAAAAAACGATAATCAGGATCATGTAAATTGTTAATGGCTGCTTCAACAACTGCAGCGCGATCGGAAACAGGATCAGCAATAGAAATAGGTGTATCGTTTAATAACGATTGCCCAATTCGTTTGGGACCACTAACAAAAATTTCCAAAGCCTCCATTAAGGAATTGTTTCCTTGATCCGACAATCTAGAAGCTTCAATAACAAGATCTTCAAACCGACTACCAGTTGGATACATTTTTAAAGCTTGACGGATTGGTGCAGGTAAAGATTCAAGATCAATGTTTTTAGCAATAAATTTTTCGCTAACTCCAGTTTCTCCTTTAAACGCAATGTCACCTTGCATGAATTCTTCAATCATGCGTTTTGTTTTTTTAGGCAAACTTTGAACGAAACTTTGGAGTTCGCGTAAACCACCGGCAATGGTATCAACGTTCATGCGACGAGCTTGAGTAACCGGAATCCGAACTGTAGAACCATTTTCAATTGATTGTTGAACAAACGTTCGGACACCACCATCCGGCATAACACGCCAAAAATTGGAATCTGATATATCGCTACTCCCAGCGACAATCCTATTTAATTCTTCTAAAAGTTCTCCGCGTGAAAGACGATCCCTGATAGTTCTTTTTCCAATTACACTTTCAGTCCGTCCGCTTCCCGGATCAATCATAATGAACTTGCCTTTAGGGATTACAATTTGATCATTCGCACCAGTTGCTAATTCAATCTCATTAGGGCGATCTGCTCCTAATCCGCGGGTAAAAGGTTTCGCAGCTTCTCTATCAATAAGCACTGTTTGTGAAACACCGCCACCCCACATTTGTGCAAAATCAAGATTGTATTGTGTTTGAGCAGTTGAAATTGCACGGCCTGCATTGCGACCTGAATAATTAGTTCCTAAAACAAGATTGCCTTCTTTGTCTACATAATATTGAAAATCTGCATTTAGGGTACGTACAATATACTTTTCTTGTAATCTCCGATATTCTTTAATCGATTCAATTATTTGTGTCGCATCAGTAGAGCCAAAAAGATCAGGATCGGCAAATAAATCTGGAGTATCTTTTACATATTGTTCGAACAACGCAATATTTTCATCAGAAAAACGAGTGTTAACTTGTTCTTTTGTAAGATGAGACAATTCGTTGAAACCATAAGTTTGCGAAATCGCTGGGTAATCGTGTGCTGAATCTCCACCATAAAGTATTCCAGATCCAATTTGGTCTTTTTGTATTTCACCACGGGACAAAGCAAGTACTTGATCAAAAAGTTTTGCATCAACTAACATCGTTTCAATATCATCTTGACGAATAATTTGTTCAGGTTGTAATTGATCAAAGTATGCTAAAGAACCCGGACGGGTATCTCTAATCAAAGTTTCATATTGACGAATTTCTTTTTTAGTAAAACCTGTTTTTACTAAATCGTCATAAACACTAGAAACATCAACAAGTTGACTTAAAGTTTTTGTGTCATGAAAAATGGCTGAAGCATTTGTTACAACGGAATTATCAGCATTTGAATTAAAAATATCTAAAATATTTTGTTTGTTTAAATTCCATGTGCGAGGATCGGCTACATTTTCTAACGGTGGTTGATACGCAATTGCATCTCGCAATCCGGATCGGACAAGTTCCTCTAGTTTAGGAATTGCTTCAAGTTCTTTTAATTCTGCAACAATTGTTGAAAGATCTTGACCGGGTTTAGCAGTTGCAGCTTGTTGCAACAAATCTAAAATTTGAGGGTTATTCCCTAATTCCGTCCATAATGCAGCAATGTCATTGCTATTAGAATTCCAAGCTATTCCTAAACTATTTAAATGTGCAATCTGACGATCAATTGGGTCTGGACGAAGAGGTGTGTCAAGATGTGGAGCGCCACGATAATATGGGTTGGCGGGGTCATGAGTTTGTGTCCATAAATCTGTATGGGATCGATCAAATTCTGTTGAAGTATCTAAAAAGGATTCTACTTCATTGCGAATACCCTGAATCAAAGTTTCTTCGTCGTCAATATTTTTTAAGAAATTTTGTGCAATTGGGTCATCAATAGATTCGTAACCCCATTTTCCTGTTGCGTTAAATAACAACTGATCTTTAGTATTATTTGTGATGATTTCTTTGGTGTGGTCAGATGCAAGATTTTGAAAAGTTCCAATAAGGCGATTAACAAAATTGGTTTTGCCTTCTTCAGTTAAAGTTTGATAATGCGCCCAAGCAATTGTACGCAACATCGAATATGCATCATTCAATTGTGGATTTGTAGCATACGCAGCAAAGCTAACTGTATGTGCAAGTTCGTCAGCAACAGTTTCCGCAAACTCACGAACCTGCAATTGCAAAACTTGTTCGCCGTTAACAGTTGTTATTTTAACAAATTGATTTGCAATATCTGGCCTTTGCTGCCCAAGGATTCTTAATAACTGCCCAACTTGCTCAACATGTTCTGGAAAACCGTCAATAGCCGCATTGACCTCCCATTGCGTTCCAGCGAGTAGAGGCTCAACGTGAGTAAGAAAATCGTCTTCAGGTAACTTGCCCAATAACGGTGCAGTTGATTGAACCATAATTGGATCGTTATCAATTAATGTGTAAATAGGAGCAACATCATGCAGCATCGCTTCTGCTTCACCGTCTGCGGGATCAAAAGTATTCCATTGACGATCTTCCAATAAAACAACTTCGCCTCGGTTAGAACGATCAAATGAAGATTTTTTAATTGTAAGTCGTTGAGTTGCAGAATCTTCTAAACCATTAGCCGGTGCAATCATCCCGCCAATGCTTGCTTGTTGATCTGCAAAAGCTTGTTGACCTAAAGGATTACGAAGCAACATCGCTGTGTCACGTTTCATTGCTTTGTTGATTGTTGCTAAATCAATTAATCCAAGACCTTCCGCCAAAGCAGCATTATCTGTTTGTCCTAAAACTGCTAATACACCTCTTTGTAATTGTTTTGGTAAAAATTGGAATTCAAAATTTCTCATCGATTTGACAATACGCGCGGTGTGATAAGTTGACGCTAATTGCAAATAATCAAAAGTTCCTAGTTTTGCATTTAATCCAAGAGTTTCAGCAACATGATGCATGTACTCTGCTTTGTTTTTAAATTGCAAAACTGTTGCAAGATTAGTTAATTCTTCCCCTAATCCGGCGCGCGATGCTTCACCCCAAAGTCGTTTAGGAAGTTTTCCTAAATGATTTAAAGGCGTATTAAAAAATCCGTCACGTTCTAATAATTGAGTTGCGTGTTTTGCAGCCCAATTTGGAGTACGAGCTAATCTGTCAAGAGTTCCAAAAATAAAACCACGACGATTTTCTGCAATGTTAGAAGCAACTGATGACATGGGCGCCCAAATTCCTCTACGTGCATAGAACGCAAGGTATTCTTCACCAGCAGCACGCGGAATAAATCCAAGTCGCATTAACGTTAATGGTTTCCATACGTTAGTCATTGCTGCAGTAAGGAAATCTCCATTTAAACGTCGAAGAACTCTACTGGTCATAGAGATACGTTGCATGACATCAATAAATTCTTTGACGTTAGGAATTCCAATACGTCCGGCATAGTTGCTAATTGGCATTACGCCAATACGCAATTTTTCAATAGCATTAGCTCCGTTACGAACAGCTAATATATCTTCGTCATTAGGTGTGTAACGGAATCGTTCAACATGGTTTAAGAAATCATCTGCTAGTTTTCTTCCTTCTGCACTTTCTAAAACACCGGCTGCATCAAACAAGGCACGCATGAATTTTTTTTCAACAAAAATACGCGAAGCTAAAGTTGGGTTAGTAACTTGCGGCATATACGAACGCACAATTTTTAGAATCTCATTATCTTTAGCACTTAATTTGGCAAGTTTCTTTCCAGCAACATTCGCCTTTGCCTCCATGACATTGCCAAGTTCTGCAGCAATGTAGGACCAAACACCTGAAGTGTCTGTACGGAGATAAGACGGATCTCGTCTTGACTCAATTGTTTGTTGTAATTCTTTTTTAAGAAAATCAATTAAACTAATTGAAGACGGATTTAAATTAGGATCAATAGCGGGATCAAAAGCAAAAATTTCATCAAAAATACTTTCATCTCCATTATCTAAAATAGATAATGCACTATCAATTTCACTTTCAAATAAATTACTTACGCCTTTATTTGGATTGTCAATAGGTATACCCCGGATAAATTCTTCCATAAATTTATCTAAAGTTTCTTTGTCCATGCCTGCTAATACGCCATAATTTAAAAGTTTAGAAAATTCAACAACGCCTTTTTCCCCAGCTAAAGGTAACCATTTGTTTTCAGGTACATGATTGGCAAGCGCCCAAAGAATTTTTGCTCCTTTGCGTGCCCCCCACGTTGCAGTACGAACAAAAAGATTTGGGTGTGCTTGTGTAGCAAGAATTGCTTTAGTTGCATCTTCGGTAATATTAATAAAGCTACGTAAAAATTGTGTTCCGGATGTAAGCCGAGGTAATTCTGCTAATGAATGGCGACTAGTAAAATATGCGTCATCTGCTAAACGTCCAAACACACGCCATGTATTACGCACATAAGCACCATTACCAAAACCACGAATATTAAGACCAGTAAAATCACCTGTCCCTAATCGATACAAACCATCTGTTTGTAACCATTTCCAAAGATCTGCACGCGATTTAATTCCACCTAATCCTTGTCCAAGTAATTTTGTTTCCAATTCTTGCAACACCGGAACTTGGACCCTTCCATAAGGAAGGTCTTTCATAAGATCAACAATTGCATTAGGAACGCCATTCCGTGCGTCCTCAAATCCTTGGACGACTCTATCCATCCATGTACGCGTTCCTCGTAAACTTGTTTTTTGTAACCAATTAAATGTTTTTGAACCTAATGTATCCAAAATGGGTTTACCGGTTCGCATCAAGATGGAACTCAATACATCAATATCTTCAAGAGAAGTATGGATGCCATCAATTATTATTTGGCTACGAGTACCATTTAATGGTGATGCTAAACTTTGTCGAAAAGAATTTGCTTGTTCCAATAATGAACTTTGAATTTCATCGTAATAGTCTAATAAAAATTGAGTTGGATATCCCTCAGCATCAATAAGAATATTTTGTGCAATTAATTTATTAGATTGGATTAAATTTATTGTTGTCTGCGGAATACCTTTTTGCAATAAACGATCAATAAAAGAAGAGACATTAAAAATATTGGAAGCGTCGTTAACACGTGAAATGATTTCTGGAGTTTGTGCAACTTTGATAATTGTAATTGCACCTTCCGTGCCTTCAGCAACATTTTTAAAATTCCCAATAATAGTTCTTTCCACTGTGCGTGCAGAATCTAAAGCTGCCGCTAAAGCAATTTCACTAGGAGCAATTCCGTATGCAGCAATCCGAGTCCATTTAACTGCAGGACCAACAACGTTCATTGGGTCTAGAACTACAGTATTGATTGCATCAGCAGTACCGGAAATGCCCGTGTACGCTGCGCTATCTTGAGGAATTCCTAAACCACTAGCTAATGAAGTTCCCCACGTAAGCAAAGAATCTTTGCCTTTAATTTTGTTTACTGCATTTTTAAATTGTGGTGTATTCGCAACATTGTTTTGCAAATATGTAAACCGGTCACGCATTTCATTGCTTTGTGGATCTAACCCTTGCTTAACTAAATAATCAGCAACTTTCATGCCCGAAGCAACGGCCCGAGCCAATTCGTAACTTTCGTAATTTCCATCCAACATTTGAAATGCATCAAACGCATTATTTGATCTCACATAATCTGCATCGTTGTCTGCTCTATCCCACGCCGCAGCGCCACCTTCTTTAAAAAAATCTTGGTTGTTTACTTCATCTGCCAATCCGCGAAATTGATCAAAAAGGTTATCTGGAACATTTTTTCCTGATGTGTTTGGTTCAGCAAAATTTTCTGTACGAGTTGTGATTGTTTGATTGCGTCCGTTTAAACCTGAAATCCAAGAAGGCATACTAGTGCCGGGATTATTTTTTGATCCCCAATCTGCAAACGCTGAAAGCATTGCTCCCGGATTCATATAGTCTCTTGTGTAAGATCCCGGTGGCGCTGCTTCATTGGTATTTACTGGTTCGCCAGCTTTTTGACGGTAATTAACTGTATGGACATTCATTGCACCGTAACGATAAAAAAGGTTTTGCCATTCATCTTCAGTAAGACGGATACCATTTTTTTCCATTAAATATTTGGCGCGTCCTATTTTTAAATTAAATCGGGCTTTTTGTGATTGACCACTAATTTCGTCTTGATAACGAGCGTGCCGAGAATTAACGTCATCAGCCAAATTACTAACATCTTCAAATAAAGACATTGGGTTTACATCAATAACAGGTTTGTTGTACCAAGCGTTTTTATCGCCAATTGTTAAATCGCCTTGACCTATTGTTAAATGTTCATCTTGAAATTTTTGTGAATCTTGAAGAGTACCAACAATCGGATCAATTACATTGTTAACAAGAACATGTTGCGGCCATTCCCACCAAGAAACAAAATTCTTAGCTGGAGCAGCTGGAGGAGAATAACCGGCGTCTAAATAAAAACGTTGTTGGTCTGCACTCATTTTGTTCCATCGGGAACGTTGTTGATCCTCACTATCGTCACGAAATTTAGCAACGGTTAAAGCGCGAGCAGCAAGTGACACAGATCGGCGTGCTGTACGAACCATTTCATCATCGTCTAAAGAAGAAGTAGATAACGTAGTTGCACTTGCCGGATCCAATTCTAAAACTTCGGTTTGCAACAACTTAAACCGACGATTATAAAAAGCGGTTTTGTCATCAATAGATGATGGTTGTGTAGAAGAACCAGAAACCGGAGTAGACGGATTAGTGGGTTCTTGCGGTTGTTGCAAATAATTTGTGGTCATTGCATCCTTTGCATTTGCAATTGATTAACAATTTCAAGAATAGCTGGATCGTTGCCAGCATTAGCAGCCATTGTTTTTAAAAGTTCAATTGTCGGATTTGTCACTGGTGTGTTAGGCGGAGGTTGCACTTGATCTAATAAGCCTTGATTTGGTAATGCTGTAGGCGCGCTAAAAGCTCCCGCTCCGGGCATTGGTGCTTCTTGTGCTGCTTGCAAAATGTTTTGAAGGGACATTCCAGTTGTAGCTGGAGGTGGCGTTGCACTAGTTGCAGATTCTGGAGATGTTGACCGCAAAGGTTCTGGAATGATTTGGCTATTAGGAATAGGAATGGTTTTCATAGCGGCTTGTTGATCGCCAGCTATTCCATATGGTTGACCCGGGGCAACATTTGCAAGTGGTTGTGACTTAGATTTCCTCGGCATCAATCACCTCCACATCATTAACTTCACTGTTTGCGTACAACTCTGCATAAGCGATGTCCGGTAATTCTCCATCATAAACTTTATTTAATGCTTCCATAATTTCGTCACCATGAATAAACCACCAACCTAAATCATTAATCATTGTGGTCCTCCTTGCGGCGCTGCCCCTTGAGGCGGCCCTTGTTGAGCAAGAGCTTGTAACAACGCGGCCATATCAGGTTTGCCTTGTCCTTGTGGTGGCCCACTAGACGGCATTGGTGCGCCTTGTCCTCCTCCAGCCGTACCTGCAGCCATTTCAGGAGGCATAGAGGGAGGCGTCGGGGGTGGCCCTGCTAATCCGGGCATTTGTTGTGGTGCAGCAAATTGCCCTTGACCCGGAGGTGGAGCCATCTGAGCTTGTTCAGCTTTCATTTCTGCATCGGCTTTAAGGATTGCTTG